CCATTAACGGTTGTAGTTTTCGGAACATAGTTAGTACTGACATCTGTAGAAACAGCATCAATTGAAGTAGTAAGAGTACTAACAGCAGCAGCGAGGTTAGTCGCAGAGTCAGTACTCAACTCATCAACATTCGACTGTACCGTATCAACGCTGGATGCCAATTCTTGTACCCCTGCATCCACTTCTTCCTTTGAGTACACATTGAGGTTAGAACGTGCTTCAGTAGCGTCTGCCACATCACCAAGGTTGTTAGTTATCGCTAAAGAGCCAGTATCAATAGAATCAAGTACTACATTGGCCGTCAATGCGTGCCCGTTGATAGTGCGTGTAAGGGGTACGTATCGTGAATCCATCTGTGTAGCGGTGTAGATACGTGTCCATGCGGTTGTAGCATTCTTAGCATAGATGGATAGAGTACCCGTCTTAGTCATCGCTATAGAACTAACGGCTGTACCATCTACAAGCCCTACTCCCATCATATCTGCCCCAGCAGGATTACCCGCCTGGGTGGATGGTACTTTTATAAAACTGTTACCAGCAGGTACAGTAGGTGCATACTGCGGTACTGTATTCCCATTCCCGCCGACGCCATAATCTCCTTGGTAGATTGGTAGGAGTGCAGCAATTGACATAGCACGAGCTACCACATCTCCTGAAGGAGTAAAGTTGTATGATTTCGTAACGACTGTATTTGTATCCCCGCCCAACTGATAAGAAGTGATATAGCCATTCACAATTGCATAAGTGATAGTACTTTCATCTAAATCCAGTTGGTATTGAATAATTAACTGAAATAATTGCTGTGTATCAGCGGCATTATCCAGGAACTGATGTGTGGGATCATCGGGTAAGTAATTAACAACAATATCAAGTGGTTCTACTGTCTTATCTGATAATAGTACTGTTTTATAATCACTGTCATATGTTTCAAAGTTGTTTGTTTCTGAGGAAATTGTAAGTACCGGGAAAGTATTTACTTGATTAATAGTAATATTACCTATTCCCTGAGGGGAGCGGTTTCCAGTATCCTCGTTATATTGTAAAGTTAAACCCTTACCTGTAAAAATATCGGCCATTTTATATCCTTATAGTTATCTTGTCCTTTCCGTGACTTGAATATTTATCGTAAAGGATAGAGAAACCGAGCCAGTTAGGGGATCTGTAACAATGTCCGATTGTTCATATGAGAAGGAAAGAATAATTAAACCTGCATCCTTAAATGCCCTTGCTTTCTCACTATCAAAAGTACTGATGATTTGATCATAGGTTATTGAAGGTGCAGTATTGCCCGTTTCAGGTTTTGGTGAAATCAGATACTGAATAGCAAAATTACCTGCTTGTCTTTGGTTACCGAAGTTGATACTTGTCAAAGAGTAATCAAATGCTATCTGTTCAAACACATCAACATCACGTGAAGTTTTTAATTTTTTAGCAGCATTAATTAATTGCTTCATGGTTTGCCGTACTTTGGTTACCAGTTCCATTAGTAATCCTCCGCAAAAGACTGACCAACAGAAGTACGGTAATAACAATTAACCATGCCCGACAAATCATCTTCAATGTTATAGATTGTCTGGCTTACACCATTAAGAATGAGTACTGTACCAATTACCACATTTGCAGCTTTAAGATCGTCCTTTCTCATTGTTACGTATGTTTCTGTGCTTTCGATAAATCCGCCGCCACTTTCAATAGAAACGGGAAGTACTTCTAATATTCCTTTAAAAGTACTCCCCGTAGAAGTCTGGATTAATTGTCCGAAAGCATTTAGAAACGCGTCTTTATGACCGTTAGAAAATGCTCTCATGATTATTCACCAATTTTAATTACGCGGAACGCTTCTGGATTGGTTAATGCAAAATCAATATCAGCCCATACACGAGCAATTACAGAACCACGATTACGGTTAGTAGTATCGTCCATATCAAGCTCAATAGTTTCACCCCACTGTGCGATAGCCAGCTTAGAGAAGTCGCCCAGAATTACGAAATCACCAATACCAGCAAGTACTTTAGAATCGTAAGCAGGTACACCACATAGATCACCATCATCAAACAGATATACTGCTGCGGTATTTGCACCTCGTAGGGTACTGCGTAAGGTTGCTTTAGTGCCGGGAGACATGACAGCACTGATAGAACCGAATTGTACGCCTTCATCACCGAGTTCCCCCTGAGCCTCTACGATGGTCGCATAATCGTATTCAGTAACGGTTTTTACATTACCTGCTGCTACTGCTGCATCCACTACAGCTTTAAGAATAATTGTTTCGAGACGAGTAGAGAAACCAGCAACAATTGCCTGAGAAACGATCTGTTCAATCTGAGGACAGGATTTAACGACGCTGCGAGAAAGTGGTACAGAACCAGTATAGGTAGTTGGCTTGAGTACTACAGACTCGAAATTAGCATCTACTTCTGGAGAAACGCCATTTTCTGCAATTGGGCCAAATGCCTGAGTGAAATCACCAGAAAGTTTTGGTAGAGAAATTTCTGAGGTAAGCCCGGTATACATTTGTACAGGAAAGTGCTGTAGTACTGAATTAGCACGAAGCACATCAATAAATGAACCGTAAAGTACATCAGTATGGATCACATCTTTTGCGGTTGTAGTAGTGACACCAGCACGAATGAAATCATTGTTCTTAACCAGTACACCATTTTTACCAAATTCAGCTTCAGTATTCTGGCCGTCGAGCATATTACGCATTAGCGTATTAAGTGAGAAATTATTTTCCATTTTATTGTCATCCTTGACAGTTGTAGTTTTATTCATGATCTGGCGTTTAAATCCATCAATGGATGTTCCAGATTTAATTGCCTCATCACGAATTGAATCGGCGGTATTAAACGCACGAGAAATTGCATTAATCTCTGAAATACGTTGTTCGTCTGTATCTTCCTGAACGTCCTGTTCTGGTTCGGATTCAGATTCTTTACTATTTATTGTTTCTTTTTCTTCAGGTGCTGGTTCAACTTCTTCAACACGTTCTTCATTTGAGGAAACTTCACTTACGGATTCTGTTTCAGGTTCTTCGTTACTTTCACTTTCTTCTTCATTATCAGTTTCAAGCGACCTACCGATACCAACATCATTATCTGCCGGTACTGAAACCATACTAATTTCATAGGGCTCCCATAACGTTACTAAGAGATCATCACCATCAATCTGGTAATCAAGAATTGAGTACCCGACACTTACTTTTTGCAATGTACGTTCCTGTACCATTGCAAATTTTTCAGCACCTAAACCTACAGAGCTAAAGCGTACTAATGCACGTCCTACATGGTCATTATCAATATTTGCACTTTCAACAATACCGATATGATCATCCATATTATGATTGAAAAGTAAGGCGGCCCCTGAATTCATACGCGATAGTGATACATTTTCAGCACCGTGAAGCAGAATTTCGTTATATTCCTGGCCCCCGATATTTCGGGTCACTGGATTTTCAGAACTAAATGCTAATAGTACTGTCCGGTTTTCAGTATCTGAAAGAATGGTATCACTCGATAGACTCATCTCCCGTTTCTGGTTTTTCTTTATTTTCATCTGAACTTCCCTGTTCAATATTTATTGTTGTATTTATTCCTTTCTCTCGTTCCATCTGGAGTTCTTCAAATACATGTTGCGGTTCCATACCTAAGTCTCTGATAATTTGAGATCGTGATTTCACACCCATATTTAAAAGAACTTGCTCATATTGGGCATCTTTAACTGGATCAAGACTTACAGGTTTAATTACTAAAAATGTACAATTTGCAATATTTTCAAAATCTACAAAAGAAAGATTATTAAGATCCGTAACCATTAATCGCTTAATAAATTCACGGTATAATGGCTTGAGTATCTTACTGATCAGTAAATTTGAACGCGTTTTAAAACCCTCACGTGAGATACGGTCTGCCATCTTCGCGGCGGAAAATGATGCTGATTGCGTATCGCCGGTTAACATTGATTTAGGAACACCTAATCCAGTACTGATAGTGGTTAATACCGCATCGCTGAATTCAGTGATCTTATCAGTGCCTGCTGTTGGATTAAGTACCTGAATATTCTGGCCGGGTTGTAATTGCTTTATTGTCCCCGGTTCAAAGTACTCTATGTGCTCCGGGGGTTCAGATTCACTGTCAAGCAGTTCATCCTGTGCATTGTCATTACTCGTGACAAAACCCATTGAACTACTGGCTATCTTTTTCTGAATTACGGCAGCATCGTTATATGAAGAAAAATCTTCAAGCGTTTTGAATACACTAATACAATCCGGGAACCCCCTTTCCTGTCCTGGGTATTCGGGAATGAAATAGTGCAGAATTTCGTTAGCCGGGATACGTTCGGTACTGGAAGTATTAACCGTGTAATTCAGTGGGTTAATATCTGCTACATGATAGGCCAGTACCTTACCGTTGCGATCACGCTCGATACCATTACTGATATAGGAACCATTTTTGAGTATCTCGTTTTTGGTACTTGGGATACGAGCCGCATCAATGATAGATACTTGCAGTTCTCGACCTGCATGGATACGAACATAGCATTCCCCATCCGTAGATCTGGAACGCTCCGCGAGATTCTGGAAGAGATCGAACGACAAAGTACCGTCAACAGAGAAACGAGATGCATCAGATGCCCACTCATAGAACATCTTCTCTAAACGATCTGCCAGTACCTGATCGGTATGTTCACCAATAATTGGAGCCGGGCGTACTGTGATACCATCGGCACCGGCTACGCTGCCTGCTGACATAGACACATAACGCCGTGCATAGGGATTCTGTAAGGTAAGAGAACGGGAGGCATCACGTAGTGCTGTCAATGATTGTCGTAATACCGCATTGATATTGACGTTCTGTACACCAGTACCATATGTACCAAGCACTTTTTGCGGTAGTCCTGTCAGTGAACGTGTATCGTTTTTAAACTCTGATCTCGCATAGGTACGTTTTGATTGCTTTGCTTTCTGTTTGGGTAACTCAGGTTCAACCTGACGTTTATTAAAAGGCCACATTCCATGTGCTCCCTGTTATCGACAATAAATTGTGGATTTAAAAAATCCAGTACTGCCATTTAATTTTCTTTTCA